CGCAAAAAGCGATAGGCTCGGATAACTTTGCCATGGAAAAACCCACGGCAAAGCCACCAATACCACTACATAAATCTAAGTGTTTGAGCATTATAATTCTGCCTCAAAATCACAATCGCCTTGCTTCAGTATGCAATCATAAATTTGTCTACCAAGTTTTAGTCTTGCATACCACTCCAAGTAGTAACGAATACCTTCTTCAGTATGTTTTGTAGGGTGTGCCTTTTCGTCAAGATATTCAAGTAACATTGTGTCGTTATAACTATCTCGGTTATCAAAAAACTCATCTATAAGTTCTCGATACTTACCTAAATGTCTATCACATTCAAGCATACCTCTATGAACATTTTTTTTATCTTCTGTCCCAAAGTAATAGTGATAAAATCTAGGCTCTCCTTCTACTCCAAAAAAGTCTGCATCTGTACTGCTTTGTATACCAAACCAAAACTTTCCTTCAATATCTCCATTATAATATCTACCCATTACATATCCTCCTTATAAAATGGATCATCACTCTTATTTTCTTCATACACAAAGTCTACTTCATCTGCTTTTAAGATCTCAATAAACTTTCTTATAGCTTCATTTCTAGCTTTTTTGTTCCACTTGTTGAAACCTCTGATAGAAATTCCAGTGTCAAGAAAAACGTCAAAGCCTACAGTTTTTGCTCTTTTCCATTCTTGAATAGTCATTGGCATTATGTGTACTCCTTAAATAGTTTTAATGCTTGATCGAAGGGTAGAAAGTTTAGACACTTGCCAACCATGTGAGGATATTTTCTCTCAAGATGTCTGACAAATTCATCATCATGTCTTTTTTCTGTGGCAGAATTTTTCTTGAAACCAACTAAAAACTCTTCATCTTTTTCTTTTTCAATACAAAGATATTTCTTTTTTAGTTCTTTCTTTAACAATTTAGCATCAAGCCAATTATATAACTCTTGATGGCAATAATGCTCCAAGTCTAGATCTGTTGAATAGGTCTGCCCATTATACTCCCAAGTTTCTTGACCAAACTTTTCAACGCACCATTTATTAATTTCTTGAAGGTTGAAACCATTCTCATGCCAAACATGTTGTCTATCACTTCCACCATGTCCGTCATTAGATACTTCAACTGCTTTCTTGCCATTGATATATACTGTGGCATTATAACAAGGAGTTTCTTCTGAACCCCTCGCATAGTGTGAGATATTTTTTACCTCTAG